GGCCAGCCGGCCCGCCGGCAGGGAGATATCCCGCCTACTTCGACTTGTATGCGATCCAATTAAAATGCTGTTCCAGCATGTCATTTGCAATGATTTTGTCATCTTCCTCAGATTTTTTTCGCGGTTCCAGGAGGCGGTCGGCCTTCTGGCGATTACAGCACCGGTGGGCTAATTGCAGATTGCTTATGTCCGACGGATGTCCGCCCTTTGAAACAGGGATAATGTGATCCACTGTTGGCGAAAGCGGATGCGGATTCGTGTAAGAAAAGTCCACCGGCTTTCCGCATATCCCGCATACCGTCTGGGTCTTTAAGATCTTGAGGCGGGCGGCTTCATAAGCACCGCGGTTACCCGGCATCCGGTCTGGTCGTGTAGGTTTCATAATTTTCTTAAAAACAAAGCGACGCCCCGATGGAGGAGGCGCCGCATGTGAGGAATAGAGGTCCTATGGCTGTTTAGTTTCTCTCTGTACACCTTATCACAGATCAAATGGGACATTAAAGGACATCATGCATCGGAAAGTGCTGCAGTGCTCTTCCGTGAATGCGTTCAACTGTCTTTCGAACATAATGCATCCGGCTTGCCACTTCTTCCCACGGCATCAGCTTCCCTTTATCTGTAATGTGCGTATAACGGTACCGTAACACTTCCCGCTCCAGCTGATCCTCCATGCGATCAATCCGTTTCAAAATATCGCCTTCGATACCCATACATCTGCAGTACTGGCTGACAAGATGGTCCGTCAACTCATCGAGCTTTACCATGTAATCACTGAGATCCCGGTTGCTGTTATGAGCTGCAGGCATGTCGCTGTACTGGATCGCAGAAGGCAAAGCATACTTTAACCTGAGCTGAGCGATCCTCAACTCTATATCCTGTGTTTCGCGATATGCATCACGATATCGAAGCAAATACTCTTTAGCTGTCATCATCCTTATCCTCAATAACTCCCACACAAAACGTGGTCTCACTCTTCCTGCATTTCTCTGGGCATCCGTCCTGCTCCGGACAGTCAAGGCAGCAAGGGCGGATGGTTTGAAAGTTGTCGCAATCGTTCATCAGGCATAGTTTCATGTTATTCCTTTCGGCCCGGCTGTTTCCTTGTTTGTTCAGTTTGTTCGAAAAAGAACGTGTATTGTTGTTTGGTTGAAGTGCCTGGACATTTAACCAGGAATAACCTGGCACCGGGAGTTGCGTATTTCAAATTGCGCATTTGCGCATTTCACTTGCCATCGTCAACTAATCGTGTCAGGAGATTCCTGATCCTGCACAGCAACCTGAGCACCTTCTCCTCTTCCGCATCCCAGTAAACCGCCACTGCTTTCTGTGAAGACATGCTGGCAATCAGGGCATTAAGATCTGCCAGTTCATTGAAGCTGTGGGCGTCAGCTGCCTCCCTACGGGTGCGGCCCTCGCGGAAGCCTGCTTCGTAGCCTTGTTGGTATTCTTCGGTCATTCTGTTACCTCTCCAACATCAACGATTGTTGCTCCAGATCCTTGTACAGCAGGAACATCGCCGTTCCACTTGTTAATCTTTTGCATCTCAATAAGTTTGTCTGTGAGTGAGTCGGAAATCATTCTGTTTGCTTTTGCCTCTGCTTCAGCATCGATCAGTTTTGCATCAGCTTTACCTTGTGCCTCTATCTTTTCCTGTTCAGCTTTAATCTGGGCAACATCTCTATCCCTCTGTGCATTCACCTTGTCAGTCTCGGCAGTTACCTTTGCTGTTTCAAGTTCTTCCTGTGCCTTTATCTTCTTTCTGATTGCCTCGTCAGTTTCAGCGTCAGGGCGAACATCAGCGAGTGCAACATTGTCGATTGAAATACCATAAGGCTTGAAGCGTTCCTTAAGCTGTTCTGTCAATGTCCTGTTAACCTCTCCTCTCTGTGTACTCACGATACTGATCATTGAGAACTGGGGAGTGATTTCTTTTATCCACGCTTGCATCTTTGGCTTTATGAAACTGTTGAGGATTTCTTTTCCGCTTTGACCACGGAATCTTGTGAATGTCTGAGGAACTTCGCTGAGTTCGTAAGAGTATGAAAACGCCACATCAACCTCAAGTGCCGCACCTTCCTTTGTGGGAATCTCAAAACTCTCATCTTCTTTTGAATCGCCCTGGGAGTCCTTTGTCATGTATGACTGCTCAAGAGCTATGGAGTACAGTGTGATCTTCTTGGTAGGGGCAACTACCTTAAAACCCTGTGTCAGAACATCCTCCTCGATACCGCCATTCATGTTGTAAACCACACCGACATAGCCAGCCGGAATCTTTTCGGTACACATGAAAACTCCGAGAATAATTCCAACGATAATTATTCCTGTTACGATTGCTCCTACAACACCCTTCATTCTTCGTTCTCCTTATCTTTTATGTTGTCCTTCGTTTCTTCAAACAGGTCGCAGACGATTTCGCCGATTTTTGGGAATAGTGAATTCAGCCCAAACCATAAACCAACCGCAAAAATGATCACCAAGATCACAAACACTGGATTCATTCTGTATCCTCGCTTTCCTCTTCCTGCTCTTCGCACTCCTGTGCGGCAGAGGATCTAAAGCATCTGTCCAATGCATCCATAAGCGCATCGCTCAAAGTCCGATTAGATCTCAAGTCCTCCGCGGTTGCTTCGATCTCAGTAATTTTTATCTTCATATCTGCCACCCCCACTATCTCAGCATACTAAGAATAATCATTACAGCCTTTGCCGTAGGTGACACAAGCCACCCAATCAGCTCATACACAGAATTGACAAAAGCAACAGCTGTAATCAGTCCAACCACTCCAGGAAATACTATCCAAAAAGTTTCATTCCAATTTCCTCGATTTTTTTGATCATATTTCCATACTGTCGGAATAACTTTGAAAAGGATACCTCCGACAATCAGGCAAATAATAATCACTGTTATGTTTGTTGCTATATTCAGCTTTGCCAGTTCCGGTATCAGGAACTTTGCCGAAGTACCGAGTCTGTCACACAGATTGTCTATGATTGCATTTACTTCTTCGCTCATTCCGTTTCCTCGCTTTCCTGTTTGAGCCATTTCATAAATGATTTTTTGCATTCATCTTTAGTCCACGCAGCGCAGATAATGAACGCAGGACAAGTATCAAGACACTTAGAATGTTCTGCTAACCACTTAGCCAGTTCCTCATCCGTCATGGCTCTGATCTTGTCACCATTGGTCATTTCCCGTCCTCCTTAATTAAGTCAAGTATCTCAACGAGTGCCTCTTGAATGCACCTGTGCTGGATGTACGGAAGTCCGCTTGTATCCTCGTTAATAAGATCACAGCGTTTTTCGACTGCCCCATAAAGACCATTCTCAGCAATATCCTCTCTAAGTCCTTCAATGTATTCTTCATAAGTAATGGTTTTGAGAGTGATTTTCGGAATATTGAAGTTCATCCCTGTTCCTCTCTCATATCAGCACCGCAGTTCGGGCAGTAGTTCCAACGAGGCTTTCCCATAATGGTGTCATCTGTTTCCTGTCCGCATTTATTACAGCGATATTTCGTTGCATAAGAACGCGACCGACACATTATCCACTTTCCCTTCTTCCGTTTTGGCTGTGCAGAGGGCACGTTTCTCAGTGTGTTCATAGCATCTGTTACGCTTATAAGCTCATCACCCCAAACAACTCGCAACTCTCCATGAGCTTCATGCGCCACAGTATATCTTCGTGCAGCAAATTGTAATTCTGTTTGTGCGAATGCTCTGCTGATTAAATCATCCATCCCATTCACCACCTTAAATCTTCGCCACAGTCGGGACAGAAATTATAAATATGGTTATCCCTTCTGCCACACACGGGGCATTCCCACCGCATCATTACATCTTTGCCCCTGTCAATCCAGTCTTTCTTCTTCCGTTCGGGCTGTGCGGATGGCAATAAATCAATCCCCCCAAGCGCGATTAATTCATTTGTTTCAGGATCTCTTTTTGCAATACATGTAGCACCTAAAGACTTTATATAATCCCTATCAATCAGATCCATCGGTTCTCCTCTCCGCTTTACTGCAAAAATCGTTATCTGATCTTTCAGATTCTGTGATATCGCAAAAACATATATCTGTATCAATCCATCTGCGAAATTGTTTACAATCCTTGCAGTGGATGATTTCGGGCTGTGCGGAGGGCAGGTCCTCTTTTCCATAGATAATCTCTAACGGCTCAATCACATTGGGCTTTGCCATCCCGATGTGCTCTCCGTACAATCCCATAAAATCCCACAGCTGGAATGTCGTATATCCGTCTTCGTCCACTTTTGGAAATGATGGCTTGACCATGACTCTGCCATACCATTCGTTAACATGATCTACCCTATGGTAGTAAATCTCCTTGCCTAAATCTGTTAATTTTACCTTGATACGCTCGTTAAGATTTATTCTCAGCTCCATCCTGCTCTCCTTTGTACGGCTCCGGCAAAGGTCGCCAGGCTGAAACAATCAGCTCCAAATAATCACGCCCATACCAGGTGCCTATAAACTCGTCATAATAGGCTACCATTTGCCCCATGTCCGAACATACCCACACGTCGACCCTCGGCGTAGGCATCCGTTCGCTGCACGGGATCCACTGACGCACTGCTGGAGCTTCCTCGATGATTTTCCTCGCTCCGCCCGGTGGTCCTTTATGCTGACGGTCATATTCATCAAGTAGATACTGCCTGCTTACAAGATCCATATCATCACCACCATTCCGGCTCAAAGATTGAAGAAAAAACGATCACAAGAAGGACTACCCCGCAGACTGTTACGAAGCGGTCTCCGGTATTGGCTCCGTGAGAAATTAATCCGCCTCCGATAGTTGACGCAAAATATTTTAGATGTATTGTCATTCAGCCCTCCTGTTCCATGCTTCGATTGCTTTTTTCTTCAATGCTCCGCACGTCAGTGCCGTGCACTGTTCGCACATTACGAACCAACGAATGTCCTTTTCCTTTGTCTCTGTTTTGAGGTTGTACGCCTCGCTTTCATACAACTCTGCTTTCCCTCCGCAGAACGGGCACGGTTTTAATTCAATCATTCGTCCTCCATTTCCACCGCTGCCATCAACGCGCCGATCATAAAACCGACATTAACTCCAATGATGAATATGATTATTCCAATCATTGTCCGCTCCTCCATTCCATCTCGATCAGGAACGCGATGTTGCATGCAAGGTGCCACAAATGAGGCAGCCCGCTCTCCGGATCCGTGCCGGCCGGATCGTCAAGATAAGCCAGGAAATGACGGAAGGCTGCATCTCTGTATCGCTCAGGCTCGACCGTTCTCCAGTTCTCCGGATCACCATATTTCTGGTTGCCGTACTCGCGGATCCGCGCGATCGCCCAGATGATCATCCGCGGGACCAGTGTCAAACGAGGCTTACCAGCGTCGCTCTTTGCCTGCTGGCTTTTCAGTTCTTTATCGTACATCCGCCACCTCCACGGCCGCCGCCAGCGCTGCCCAGATAACTGCAATGACAATGACGGCAATAATTACGACAGCTATTTTCATGTGTGCCTCCTTATACCACATATTTTTCATGAGTGCTTTCAAGCTGCTTACTATCAATGTCAAGATAAATCTGGGTTGTGCCTACGCTATTGTGTCCGAGGATCTGCGATACTTCCATCAATGGCATTCCTGCTCTTAGTGCCATCGTTGCACCTGTCCTCCGGAAACGATGCGGATGCACATTCTCCACACCTGCACGCTTACCAATTTGCCGCACTCTGCTCTCAAGAGATCCAGTATCTCTCTTTCCTTCAACCATGTTCTCCGGATCTGTCCACCAAAGATGCATTTGTTTCGGACTAATACCTTTTCTTAACAAGATCTTCCCAGACTTTCCTTTCGGGAACAGTAACGGCTGATTGTCTTTCCTCTTCTCAAGATATGCCTTGATTGCCAGCTGAGCTTTAGCTGTCAGATATACCGTCCGATATTTGTCGCCTTTTCCATGTACGACAATCTTGTTCCCGTCAAGATCGCTTACCTTCATCTCTGCGATCTCAGATACTCTCGCCCATGTCGATATCAGGATCTCTATCAACGCCCGGTCCATCTCGTCTTCGCATGCGAAGCGGATCTTCTCCAGTTCCATGTTCGTATAGGCTTTCTTTTTCTTTTTTGTCTCCTTTATTGCTTCCACTTTTGCCATCGGGTTCTTGATAAGGATCTCCTCCTTCTGCAGCCATGAATAGAAGGCAGACAGGTTTCTGCGCTCATTGTTCGCAGTAGCCTTGCTGACACCATCTCTGTTTACCCTGATTGCCAGATACAGACGTATGTCGTCAGCCGTAATCTGTGTGTATGGCTTCCCGATATGATGAAATGTAAAACTTATGCTGTCTCTGTAATATTTGATCGTCCGTTTTGACAGTCCTCTCGCTGTCTTTGACATCAGGAAGCGTCTCAGGATCTGCTCATTCACGTCTCCCTGATACGGAATTAGTTCAGTCTCATCTTTTTTTATGTCATATTTACTGAGAACCATTGATACCCTCATTCTGACGTCGCTAATGTCTTTGTCTTCAATGAATGGAGATATAGCAAAGATAAGTTCCGTACACACATTTTCGTCAATGTTCATATCAGCACCCCCATCCTTTTCGGAGTGAACAGCATCCTGTCTCTCGGTGTCCTGTTCGGGTCGAATGGCTCGCTCAGTGTATCTCCCTGAACACAAATCGCGCTGATCCCAAGGAGCGACAGCTGCACATAGCACATGTATACGCCTTTCCAGTCGAGATCCTGCGCGACCACTTCCATCACCTTCTGGTAGTTGATACCTTCCTCCTGCAGGACCTTTGCTGCGGCGATTATCATCGCGCCGCCTCCGCACGTAGGCTCGTTCAGTGTCAATTTTGTCATCCCGTCCCGTAATGATTGTATTGAACTTTCAAGTGACAATCTTGCAGTCAATACTGAAAGGTGAAATGGTGTGAAAAACTGTCCTGTAATCTTTGTCCCCATGCCTGATTTCATATAAACGTCACCGAGCACATCATCCGGGCCGTCTTCCAGCGTGTCTACAAGGCATCCCGTCATTTGGAACAGTTTCTCCTGTTCTTCCTTGGTGTATTTCCTCATCGTGTCGAGATAATACTGTTCCCTGGTATTCCAGATCTTGCTGTGAAACGGTGTAGTTGTATTGCTGATCGACAAGGCCAAGCACTGGATCCAGTCCGTGAAGATCTCATACCCCGACTGTTTCCCTGTCATGCTTTCGATTGTCTTTATGATCTCCTTTCTCCTGTCCACGCTTTCGTCTCTCCTTTTTGATTGCGCCGGCCTTCTTATAGAGCCTCACTACATTCAGTCCCGCCTCCGTCAGTTCTGGATTCTCAAAGCGTAAATGCATCCTTGAAAGTGCCAAATGTTCTCCCCTGGTAATGAGTTCCAGGTTGCTGATGTCACAATTCGTTTTATCGGAGTCTTTGAACATAATGACCATTCCTTCCGGAATTGGGCCGTTGTGTTTTTCCCACTCTGCCCTGTGTATATACTCCCATCGATCTCTCGCGCACGTTCCTTCCATCTGCTTCTTTCTTATCAGGTATCCTTCCGCATCTGTCAGAATCGTGCCAACCGGAAGTTCATTTTTCGGTCTGTTCCCTTTTTTGAACTGTGTTGCCTTTGACCGTTCAATGGCTTCCGGAGTACAGTATTCACGCTGCTTCTTTCCCTTGTTCCCTGGCGCTCTTCCTTTCTGGAACCACCCTGTCAGTCCGGATCTGATTCCGTTCCTTTGTCTGAATTCTTTCATCTGCCCCTGTGTGAAATTTGTCCCGAACTTTTCATTCACCATTTCAGCCATTTCTTTTGAACTGACTCCCCATGAATTGTCGCGAACAAATTCGTACAACCCTTTAGGATAGCGCGTCTGGTATTTCCAATATTCTTCTGATGTCCATTTACCTAACCCGTTTTTGTAACCGTAGTTTGACCGAAACGCTTTCATTGATTTATTTGTGAAATTTGTTCCAAGCTTCCTGTTGCATGCCTCTGCCAGATCCTGATCCCGCATTCCTGGTGCATGGACCTTCACGAACTCATGGACTTCCGGCGGGTAACGGTAGATCATTTCCACTCTCCCTTCGTTTCGAGCATCGGCGGGACTGTACGGTCTTTGGAGTTATATCCGTACTGGTCCAGGTGCTTCATGGTGTTGAATGCCAGCTCCCCTGTCTGGATGATCTTCTCGGATACCTTGACGATGCTGTCAGTCTTCCGGAGCTCCCGTTCCAGCTGCTCCTCTGTGAGAGAATCATCATTCAGCCTTTCCAGCTGCTCGAACAGGTAATTATTCAGGTCTGTCAGTGTATTCTTCATCTGTCACACCTCCCCAGAATCTGCAGATGACCTGCAGGTGTTCAGCAGCCTGCCTGATATTGCTTCTTGTTGCGTTCTCAGGGATGTTGATCCTGATCTCATCTCCGCTTTCGATCGGCACCCTGTACGTCCTGATCGGTTTATAGTCTTCTGTACCCCCCCCAGCAAAAACTGTGCCTTTTCTTGTATACACTTTATCTCCCATAGCTTTTCTCCTTTTGTCTGTATATTCGCTCAATCTCTTCCAGAACCGCCTGGATCATCCGAACAGCGAAACGGCTCTCACTGTATCTTCTGGCCAGCTGATCTGCCTGATCGAGGGATCTGCTCCACCACTG